CCTGAAGCATTAGTCTTGATGACTTCAAGATGTGTTTGATCTAAAATCTTAAAGTTATAGGCAAAGGTTGTAGCACTAGCATTACCATTATGCTGGTTCTTAGTCGTAGTTGTGGATATAGTCATTTCATGCCCTTTTGGTTATGTTTTAATTGTTGCATAGTTTTTGCAACTTACCTTTTGTTAGTCATTTCTATCAACTTTTACGAGTAATTCAAACAAAGAAAAGTCTTCGTTTTCTGCAAAGACTTCGTATAAGTGTTCTTCCATGTTTGCGATCTGTCTGCTTGGCAGTTTTAAGATGTAACCTAAACCAACAATAATGTTTTTAATGTCCGTATTATTGAACTCATCATCCGTCATAAGATCACCCCAGGCTCCGCCAAACGAGATGATAGAATCTAGTACATCTGTATAAGGCAGCGCTGTTCCAAACTGTGGGTTAAATATTGCGCTTACAAAGTCTCGGACACCGACCATTCCCATGAATGGAAACTCAACAATCTTTTTAGCTCCCCACATGTAAAAGTTTTCATCGTCATCTTCGTCAGGGCCTCTACCTAACATCAGCTCTGTTAAGACTGCGGGTAGAATAGTTAACCAGGCAAACTGTTTAAATGCTTGCCAAGTGCTGATCTCGTTTCTCATTCTCATTTGAACTGTTCTTTTTGATGCGCCGTAGTAAGCAGAGAAGTAAGAATAGAACTGCGTAAACAATTTAAATACTGGCGTTCCTTTTTGAATGTTCGCCATATCTTTCATTTCACCACTACCCTGGGTCATACGAACTGCTGAGTCACCTTGAGCAATAGCATCTTTTTCAGACATGCCTTCCCAAATTGATTTCATGTAGGCAGCTTGCCAGGTAGGTAGCGATACAGTCATATCCATTAAACCAATAAAATAAAAATACTTTGACTGCATATCTTTAAATCTTGAGTCTGCGTTTGCAATTCTTCTAACAGAATCTCTGACATCACGATCTAAAGTCTTGCTTCGGTTTCTCATGTAGACAGACTTTTTAAGAATAAGTTGTCTGTTTTTTGTAGGGTTCTTATAAAAAGTAGATAAACCTTTACCTGACCATTCTTCTCCTAAGTAAGCAGCAGACTGCGTGTAACCCATTGGCTGCACCATAGCTGTTGTTACTTTAAATCCCATCGCTACAATTGTGGCTGAGTGTCTAGTCCAGTTAGCCATTCTTTCTAGCGTGCCATGATAGTTTGGTTCAGGTGCTGCAATAGATTTAAGCCAGGGTGTAATTTGTGCGTTGACTTCTGAACCTAATACTTCTTTGATAGATCGCTGTATTTCAGGTTGTTTAGATAATCGATTAACATACAGTATTGCTTTTCTGTGCGTAATATCATGAATCACATCATGCATATGCTCAGACAAGACATCTAAATCTAAACGAACAAATCGTCCATTTGAGTCTTCTCGTTTTATTGTGTGTCCTTTTCTAGTCGCTGCTCTAGTAGAAATGTTTTCAAATAATTCTTCAGCTGCTTGTTTGTCTGCATCTCTTCTTTGTTCTGTATCAAATTTATGATCAAACTTGAGTGGGTAATAACCGCCACGCATCGTTCCAAACTTAGTCTCGAATGGGGTCGCAACAACTTTCGGAGGAACAAGCCCTGTCAACTCTTTTTGCAGCGCAGCAACTTCAGGCCATAGCTCGTCAATCATAATCCAAATGTCTTGTACCATATCCCAGTCTCGCTGCTCCATATGATCATCAAGCATTTGCTCTATGTCAGCATCTGTTATTTCAAAGTCTTTCTTGTTTTTAAAACCTTCTTTAAGTGCTGTTCTGTTTTCTTCATTACCCCAGTTAAGGGCCATAGCTAAAATATTTTTTTTGTTAAATGTGCCGACTCTTGTTTTTAGTTTTTTGTTCCAGGCGTTGCGCTCTTTTCTTGTGTAGCGATCTAGCATGATTGTTTTCATTCGATCAATGAATTGCTCATTCATTTCCATTTCACGATCACCCGCATCTGCTAAAGGCTTAAACATATTTCGCCACCAAATGCCGTTGGTTTGAAAATTGTCCATTGACTCTAGTACATACTCAATCTTGTCATGCGCTGCATGAAATTCATTCCAGCCTTCTTTAATTGTTTTAAGTTTTCCCTCGGTAAAGTCAGGTACATCTTTATTTCTTTTTTCAATTTCATCAGCTGCCGTAACCATTTCATCTACAGTCTCTAAGAAGTTTAATTTTGACTCTTCGTCTAATGCTTTTTGTTCTAGCCTAGCAATCGTTTCAATATTTTTAACAGCTTCATAAACATTCTCTAACTCACCGAAGGTTAGGTCTTTGTAGTTAACCTGGCCCGCTCTTGATAACAAAGTTTTAATTTCATCTGTCAAGACTACCTCGTTACCCGCTTCTGTTTCTCTTTCAACTAACTTAGCATAAGTTTCTTTTCTTTGCTTTTTAGATACCGCTCTGAATTCAATGTGTTCAAAAATTTCATAGATCGGCTCAATATAATCTCTTGCTAATCTTTTTCTTGTTGCGGGTTTATTTAGTCGGGTAAAGTAGTCAACTATTGTTGCAACTCTTGCCTTTTTCTTTTCAGCTTCACGATACAAATGATGATTCAGTAACTGTATGCGTTTTTGGTTTGCTGCCTCTTGATACTTTTGTTCTGCTAATGCTTTAAATGCTGCGCGGCCCGCTGCTACTTCTGAGGCTCTAAAACGATTAACATGAATGTCTTGTACCTTCATACGAGAGATACGCTCTATCGCAATATTTCGAGCTGCTGCGGCTGGCGTATCATCCATGTTAGCGCTTTTCTCTAGCGACTTTAATTCTAGGTGCAGTAAGCGTGATCTTTGGTCTGCCATGTGAGCTGCTTTAATGGCTTCTTCTTCTAGCTTGGCGCGATCTACTTGCATATCACTAGTAGCCTTCATCAGTCTTTGCCTGGCCACTTCTTCTATTAATTGCTTGCGTGGTTTAGCTTCTATGATCTTTTCAACCATATCAATGCCTGACTCAAAGCCAAATATCTCAGCAACTAGATCGTGGTGGACACCATCCTTTGTTGTATGTATCTTTCTGCCTTTCGGTAACTGCCCCAGTATCTGACCAAACTCATCAATCAAAGCCTTCTTATCAAGCTTCATTGGCTCAACACCTGGTAACAATTCACCAGTTAAGACATCACCTGTTTGTAAGAAATGAATAACCTGGTACACCGCCATCTCGTTGACTTCTGCCTCGACTTGTTCTTTAGCTTTAGCAAATGCTTCCTTGTACCACTTCTTGTCTTCTCTTTGTAGCTGCTTAATCTTCTCAAAATCGAGCGCATCTTCAGCTTGCCTGGTTGACGCGTTAGATGTGTCTTGATAATTGTTCCATTCCGCCTGTGTCATGTTTGAATTTTCTATACTTTCAAACATTGGAATTAACCTGGAGGTTCGTTCTGCTTGTGCAATTTCTGAAGAGGTTGATAACATTCTGTCAAAGACGCCGCGAATGTCATCGTTAATTTCTACATTTAGGTTTTGCATCTGTTGATAGACACTTTTTAGCCAACGCTTAAATCTGTGAAATACTTCGCGTAATTCGTTAGATGGGGCCTTACCTTCAAAAAGGTACTTCTCGAATGATTCTGCCCACTTCTCGTGCTGCTCAACACCTATCTCATCGCCTGATTTGACACCAAGATAGTCTAGCGTTGTTTGCCAATCCTTTTTGATTGCGTCAGGCGCATTTGGGTCTTCACCCAGGTCTTGCATAATCTCTAAAAAGAGGTGGCCTGATTCGTGTAAGAATGTAGAGCGGTCTGCTCCTTCAAATAAAGAAATGATTGTTTCGCCTGAACGAAACTGTATTGATCCTCGTTGTTGCTGGTTGTAGGTTTCTGACTGTAGTTCTGCTTGAAGTTGGCTTTCGCTAACCTCTAAGAGTTCTGCTAGGGCTGAGGTTTCGTTTTGCGGCTTGAAGTCGAGCCGTCTTTGCCAGTTGCCGTAGACTTCGTGGATCGGTTGATAAAGCGAACTGATGGCGCTTCGTTGTAGATCGGATCGTCCTTCGATGCCACTCCGATTCCATGTTTTTTCGCGATTGCTTCTGCTTCTTTCCGTGTGATCATAGTATTCACTTTCCTGTGCTATTAAGTCTAAATTATACGCTTCATTGTTAAAGTATTGTGAAATTAGATCATTAAATGCATCTAATTCTTTTGCTCCATATTTACTACTATCTTCAAAATATTTACCATCTAAAAACTTTAGGCCTGTGCCGTCACCTGTCCTTGTAAAGTTGAGGCCATCCATTGATTGCTCAGGATTAACCTGTTGGTATATGTTTGTTAAGTCTTCTGTACTGAACTGTGAGCCGTCTGCTTTCTGTACTCTTATACCAAACTGCTGACCACCAAAGCTTGTCTTTTCAGTAATAGTGCCGTCTTGCATCATGGCTTCACCAAGCAACTTAGAAGCAAACTGAGCTGTCTCAAAGGTCTCACCAGGGAATGTAATCTCGAATGTAGGCTCTACGCGCTCAAAGGTTCCAAAGGTGTCCCCTACTTTATGAACAATGCCCATTTCACGAAGCAGCTTAATCTGTCCGTCTTCATCTGTAATGGCTGCTAAAACTTCCTGGTTGTAATCTCTTAACTGTTCTAGCGTTGTGCCTTCAGGGAATCCGTAACCTCTTGCGTTACCAGGGTTACTCGATACTAAGATTCTTGGCGCTCTAGCTTCTGCTAATGCTAATAATTGATCATTAAAGTCTGCGTTAGTGAATGGATCAGATATAACATCTGACTCAAAGCTTGGTCTGTCTCCTGTCTCAAGCGCTGTAGTAAGTGCGTTGTTTTTGTCAAATGTTCCAGCGTCTACTAGGTTTTGTATCGCTGCGATTTCAGGAGCCGCATAGTTTGCAGCAGACTCATAAGTGCCATCGCCAACAACAGTCTTTTTACCGCTGGTCTTTTTAGGTGTTAAATTCTTTTTAGCATAGAACCATAAGTTAGCCTGGACAGCGTCAGGCTTCATGCCGTACTCATCAGCAAGCTTGTTGGTCATCCACATAGCGTATCTGATTGCTTGTGAGCTTGGGAATTTGGCAGCGTCCACTACATTGCCTGTGTCTTTATCTATATCTTTGTATCGGTAACCAAACACCCTAGACATATGTACATCCTGGACACTAAACGGATTGAACTCATTCAGGCCCCTGGCTCTAATGAGCTGCATGTAAGTAGAAACTTTGAGACCGCCTTTGTAGGTTCCTGTTTGATACATATCTACAACAGCGTCAATTTGTCTGCCTGTAATTTTGAGTCTTTGACCTCCAGGTCTTGGTGTGTTTCTTACTGCGTTTCTAAATTGTTTCTCTTGCGTTATTGGATCAAACTGTCTAGCCAGGGCCATTAGGTGTAGCGTGTCAGAAAAGTTTGTTTCTGCTGCGTTCTGAGCAGATGTAATACCAAACAAAATAGAGGCTTCTTGTAAGTTAGCTTTACCGACAATATTTCCAAAACCTTCACCAAACTCTTTGTACCAGTTACCAGGACTGTCATTTGCTAAGGCCCAATCCAGCATCATCTTTAAATCTTTGTAACTAATTGGCTTTACATTCTTATCTAGCTTGTCTTTGTTCTTTCGTTTCTTAGGTGATCCAAATATTTTAGAGAGTCTTCGAGTTGTGAGTAACTCAGCGTCATTTTTAACTTTATCGAGCAAACCTTGTAATTCGTTTTCTACGCGGCCATGAAGTGTTGTTAAGAGTTGTGAGTCAGGAACAGGTACGCCTTGTTTCTGAGATACAAACGCTTCTAGTGTAGGCTCATTAGCACTTTGAAAAAACTCTCGCATAGGAGGAGCTGGCTTGCCGTTAACTTCTAATATTCTGACTGCTTCAGCGTGAAGTGATATAAAGTCTCCACCATCTCTAACTGTGTCGTATCCACCCGCTAACCATATTTCTCTTTTTTCAAGACCATTAAAACGCCCTATATACCCTGATTGTCTAAACGCTTTACCTTCATCTTCAGCCCAACCAGGTATATGCTTCTTTTTACGATTTAAAATTTCTACATATTTATCTTCCATCGCTTGGTTAATATCTTTAACTGCTTCACTATATGGAAACATTGTGCCGACTTTACCAAGTTCTACTGCTATCTTATATACATTGTCTCCATAGCCATGGCCTCTTGTTCTTGATTTTGCTGGATGACTAAACACTCCAGTTATATAAGTTCCTTTTGTGCGTTCTGCGCTTATTTCAAATTGATCAAATATGTTTGGTGAAGAGTGAAAATGCATGACCTCGCCTTCTCTTAGGCCTTGAGGTTCAACTGCGCTTTGATTAAAGACCTTAGTAATCTCTACATCTCTATCATCAAAAATAACATAGTTGTAGTCTTTCTCTTTTATGTCATCTCTGTTACGCGTAGCACCATCTGCAAACTTAACACCACGAATACCTTCATTTAAAAGAAATTTAGAAATTGATTCTTGCTCAGGAAATTTAGAAATAGTATCTAGATTAGTAAAAACTTCTTCGATATAACCTACTTGCCTATAAACATCTCTACCAAAATGTAAACCGCCAGCTTCACCTAACTTATATTTTTTTATAAGTTTTTGTATAACTTTTTGAACTTTAGGTGACTGCTTCCACCATTCAGTATCCCAAAGTAAATAGTCTTCTTCTGCTGGTTTTAAATCTACCTGGTAAAGTTTGCCTGATTGCGGTGGTTCAAAAGTAGCACCTTCTAATTTTTCAAACTGGCGCTGCAAATAAAAAAGCTCATCTCTTTCAGCTTCAAGACTTGGTAAATTAAATTCTTTTTCAATTGTACGAATACCTTCTAATTTTGATTCAAACACTTTTGAAGCCTTAGTCCACCTTGTATCCGACACAACAAATTTGTATTTCGGATCACCTTCAGAATTAACACCATCTTTTTGCATTGAGCCAATTTCTTCACTAGTTTCAAGAAACCAACTGCCATCGTCTGTTTGCTGCCAACGAATGCCGTCTAATTGACTATCCATCATGCCGTTAACGCCAACTTGTAAACGGAAATCTATTTGTTTTTCAATGTCTGTTAAAACATCGTTTACTGCATCTAAAGCTTCTTGAACTTTATCTTCGTTAATAATCCAATCTTTTTTGTTTCCCTCTACTCTAGGCATCTTTCCTAAAAAGGCAGATTTCATTTCGCTATAATCTTTTAAAGCTAAAATTTCTGACACTTCAGCAAACATCATTTGCGGCAAATCAGCAGATGTCGTTCTATAAAACCATTCAGTAACTTCTTCTTGCTCTTTATAATATTCAGCAACTGCTTGTTTAGAAGCAAAATAAAGTCCCCATCCATAAGCTACAGCACCTTCGCCAGTCCCAATAAACTCTGTAGAAAATCTTTCAATAACTCCCTGGAAAGGCGTGCCATGAAACGCTGCCTGTTCTAGTGTTCTGCCTTGTGGATCGTAGAAGTTATTTCTAATTAATTCGATGAGTTCTTGTTTCGTAGTTGATTCTAGATCAACACCCATCTGAGACTCTAGGTAAGCTCTGATTTCTTCTATCTGTTCAACTGTTGTTTCTGTTGACTCAACAACGCCTGGTGCAGCTTCTTCAACAAAGTCTATGCCCTGTATTTTTGCTATCCTTTCTAGCTTTTCATTGATCACTCTTTGTACAGAAGCAATAGAGCTTTCACTACTCATGTTTCTAGACTGCAACAATCGCTCGTATTCTATTTCAGCTTCTAGCTGCGCTACTTCTGCTGGCTCTACATTTTCTGCGTAGTAAGCATTGATCTCTTCTTCAGTAGGTTTAGTTGTGCCATCACCCAATACAAAGTCACTTGCAGCATCTTTAGCTTCTTGTTTCGCTGTTTTTAGATCATTGACTTTATCAAGTAACACTTTAGCTTCTTTTGTTTGGCTTCTTGCTGTAGCTTTGCTGCTTATTTCTGTATCGAGTATCTGACCAGCTAAATCACTTAAAGTGTCTGTATCACTAGATGTAACCGCCCCTGAAGGAAGGTTTCTTTGTAGCTGTAATCCGTAGCGGTCATACAACTGTTTTGCATCAATACCAGCACGATCACCCATGACTGTAAAGAATGCTTTGTACAAGATAGCACTTTGATTAGCCTGGTCACGCGGCGTACCTATTTTGACTAGCTGCTCAACGACATCGTTGTAAACTTGCTCGCCTGGCTGTTTTTCTTCATTAGCCATGCTAGAGATAATCGCATCCGCTTGCTCCATCAGTCTTTCGTTACGACCTTCATTCCATTTGCTGGCTTCAGCAACAGACATCGCATTTTCATTAACTCTTAATAACTGATTGATCCCTTCACCATGCTGGCCTACTGCTATGTCAGTTAGATAGTCTTCAACATTGAATTCAAAGTAGCCTTGCGTAGCTACTGTCTCTTCTACCTGGTCAGAAATAAGCGGCGATATAGTATTTAAATCGATACCTTGCTCTTCAGCATACTGGACTAAATCTTGCGCGTAGATGACTACCTTAGGCGAGTCTGTTTCGTTTTCTGATTGAAACAACTCTCGAACAAAACCTTTTAGAGAGTCAGGTGACAAATCCATCATCTTAGACTCTTGCAGCTTCTGTACTAATGTTGTCATTCTTTCATTGACTTCAAGAGCTTCAGTCGCACGCATCTCATCTTCAATCATGCGCTTAAACTCAGGATCAATCTGTATGCCTGAATCTAAATATTTATTCAGCGCTTTGTTAACGCCATATATAGTTGTTGTTTGTGTAGCAGTACCTGTAATCGTTGCTATAAGCGTGTGCCAGGCTGCTTTTGGACGCTCTTTTAGGTAATCACCAAAAGTTAAATCAGCATCAGAAGGCAAGATCGCAAAGTCATTTAAGTCTTGCGTAATCGTTGTCAGCTGCTCTTGTGGTATTTCAATAAGTAATTGTGCGCTCAATGTTTTAAATAAAGACGAGCCAACTTTTAAATCTTTTAATAACCTTAATGCTGGCAACATTTCAAAGGCTGCTTCAGTTGTGCCTTGTGTTATGCCGTATAACAAAGAGGATGAATATGAAAGGCCCTGGTCAAGTCCTGTCTGCATAGATTCACCAGCAACAGACACACCCATAGATCCTGGGATAAACATTGGGTTACCTGTCATATAAAAAGCTAACATACCAGGAGCCATCATTCCCATTGACCTTGGGCCTGACAAAGCTGTTTGTATCCATTCAGGGTAACGACTTAAATCACCTTGTATATTCTCGCCAATGTCGTACTGACCTTTTGCCAAGCTTTGGAAACCTTCGCTTATTGCTTGCGGTACATTGAGTAAGTTTTTAAATATAAAACGATCAGGTGATGTGTCAAACTCAGTATCAATACCAGCAAAATCTAACATCGCATCTATTGTTCCTGGCACAGCACCAATTGCTTGATAAAAACCTCCACTTGCTGAAGGTAATCCTGAAAATACAGAGCGCATTGTATCTGTAACCATACGAGCTGATTCTTCAATACCGCTAAGTTTGTCGATGTCATCATAAGCCATTGCAGCAAATAATGGGTCTTGTAATTGTTTGGCTAGTATTGGATTATGAACAGCAAGCTTATTAACATCTAACGCAGTCAGCTCGACCATTCTTTTTACTTCAGCTACATTCGCAGAGATAAAGCTAGGGTTTAATCCTGTTTGCTCTGATAGTTCTTTAATTGCAGCTGCTTGATCTTTGTCAGCTAAAGAAGCTATCTTTAAACTATTTTTTAAACTCTCTGTATTCGCTTGTTGACGCTCTTGACCATAAACAGCATAGTCAGGCATTGGCCTATCTAATTCTGATGGAATACTTGCTTGTATCGCTTCACCTGACTGTATGTCTTGACCATAAGACAAATATTTGTTTGCTTTGATCGGGTTCTCAGGAGCCGTAACTTGAATATCAACGCCTGAGTTTTGAACAGCAGTTTCAATATTAATTTTTGGAAACTCTTCTTCTTCGTCTTTCTCACTACCTGGTATTGTTAGGGCCATAGTTATTTACTGTTGTTATCGTAATACCACTTTCTTATTTGCTGTACGCTGACAGGCCATTCAATTTCATTCATTGCTTCTACAATGGCATTGATGTCATCTCTAGGAATCGTTGACAGCTCGACAATGTTTTGCTGCGTCATTGGCAAGAAATTGTCTTTCAGTATTGTTTGATAGAAAGCTTGATCTGTATCTTTTATTTCTGCCAAGAATATATTGTCAGTCTTACCTGAGCCGTCCATGCGTGGTACTTTAATAAATAACTCATCAGCATCATCCATTCCTAATATTAATGGCTCTTGAGAATCTATTACTGTATTAGCATTCCAAACTAGATCAGTCATCAGTCTTGTGACTATGCCTTGAAACTCTGCCTGTGTTGGCTGCTTAGTTGTAAGTGCAAAGTGTGCTGCTGTTTGTTTATCGACTTCAGCTAAAAAGCGTCTTATGTCTCTGCCTTCTTTAGTGTTTGCTAAAGCACCTGTATCGTAATTAAGTCCTGTTGATCCAAGCGCTTGCTTAACAAAGTCTTCGTTAGATAAAAACATCTTGACTGAGTCAGGATTGGCTTGCATTTCTAAAAGCTTAGTCATGTTGCCATCAGACAATAAACCTGAATATAGTTTTAAGTCTATAGCCTGAAACGCTGCTGGGTCTGTCTCAGCGATTTGAAATAAATTCACATAGTTTTCTTGTTTCTTAATCGTTAACTGTGCTTTGTTTGTTGCTGCTACATCTGCATCAATAGCGCTTTGTATTGAGTTTTGCTGTATACCACTCATCTGTTGCCATAAACCTTCAGGCAAGTCTTCTTTAGAAGCACCCTCAACCATTAACACTAGTACTTTTTGGTAAGCATCGTCTTCAGCACGCTCCGCCGCTGTTCTAGTTCTCGTAATGTCCTGGTCTACAAGCTGCTGGATTTTTTCTTTGACTGCCAGTTCGTACAAACCACCCATTGCGTTGTATGTTTCTTCACTTATGAACGCGTTAGGGTCTCCATCTGCAATAAGATCAAGAGCGCTGTAATATAACTCTTTTTGGTAATCGTCTTTTTCTTGTTTTTCGTTAGTCTCAAGTATTGTTTTAAGTTGGCGCTGTGCTACACCTGACATAGCCTCCCAAAGGTCTTTGTGATCTTTTTGTATGTCTGCATAACTTAAACCCTCTTCCATTAAATTATTTATATCGTCATAAGCTTTTTTCTGTATATCATCTTGTTCTAACAACAGGTCTGCTCTGACATCTTTTTTGTAGTTATAATAATCAGTCCCTGACATTGCTAGTAGGTCTTCTATTGTCACTTCCTCGTTGCGTGTATATTTTCTGTAAACATTTTGTCGTGCTTCTTCTTCTTTTTCTTGTTTGATTTCGTCTTGTATGGCGTCTTCATTTTGTTCGTACTGATCAAATAAATCTTCAAAGAATCGTTGATTGTCACCGCCCATATCATTCCAATCTCTTGGGTCTATTTCTCCTCGTGTTCTAGCGCCATCAGCTACAGCCGTTTCAACGCGTGTGCGAGCTTGTGATTGGTTGTACTTTTTAATGTCTTCGGCTTCCTTAAATCGAGCTTTAATTTCTTTAACGACATCAGCAGAGAGTACAGGATCATCAATCGATCTCGCTTTAGCTAATTGCATTGTGATGTCACCACCCTCATCTATAATGTTTTGTGCTTCTTTGTTAATTTTTCCAACCCTGGTATAGGTATTGAGAAGCGTTTTTATTTCGTCATACTTAGTCGCATCGATAGCGCTTTTGTTATCATTGAAGTGATCATTAGCTTGCGGATACATATCATTCGCTAAATAGTTTTCGATAGCTGCTTCGTGCGCTTTAGAGGTAAACAAAAGTCTTGCCTTATCAACAATGGCTTGTTCTGAATCATCCTTGATATTATTAACATCAATGCCATACACATCAAGCAGCTGTGAATTGACTTCGCGCAGTCCCAGGTTATACTCCAGCGCCATGGCTTCCTTATTACCAAAATTAGCAGCAAAATTTTGAATAGAGCTTTCAGTTCTTGCTACGCGCTCTGCTTGATTCCAGGCTTCACCTTCTCGGCGATTGTGTCCATCAATTGTGCTGAAGGCATTCAGTAATCTTTGATCTGATAACTGGTTATATTTGCCAACAATTCTTTGATCCAGGTCTTTGCCTAGCTCTTTTCTGTACTCTTCCAATTGTCTTTCTATATCAGCTTTGGCATCAATAGCGTTGCGACCTTTAAGTGACAAGTAGCCACCCTCATCAGAGATAAGCGCTCTTATCTTTGCTGACAACAAGTTGTCTCTTTCTCTAAGCGTTGCCTGGTCTTGTACATCTCTTTGTTTAAAAGCTGCTTCCCACGCCTGGTCTCCGAGCTGGCTGATCGCCTGGCCTTGTTGAATTTTTGCCTGAGCTATGCTGGCTCCGAATGCATCCGAGTTGGTTTGTATTTGCTGAAAGCCACCGCTAACTGGTCTGTCTTTGACTTGACCTATTTGGTATTGTGGTACTGTTGCCATTATTAATCCTTATGTCGCGTAATTGTAGTCATACCATTTACTGGCAACATTGCCAGCGCCTGTTAACAACGATGTTCTTGCGCCAATCTTTCCAGCAATAATTGCGTTATCAGCACCCATGCGTTTCATACCCGCATTAGCTTTTAGATTACTAGCTACTACTTTTTGTTCGTATGACTCTCTTTCTGCGTTTGATCTAATGGTGAGTGCGTCTAGCTCTCCGAGTGCCGCAGTATCTCCCAGGATGTCAAGAGCAGAACCGCTGCCTACTTCAACACCACTTGCAGCTAATGCACTTCTTTGTCTTCCTTTAAGTTGTGCTACTTTAACGCGAAGTGCTGCTTCTTCTTTAGCGCCTCTTGCTTTAGCGTCTTCAGCCTTCCAAAGAGCGACCTTGCGATTGTTCTCATCTATCTGAGCTTGATAACGATACTCTGCTGCTTTTGCTTCTGCCGCTTGCCTTTGACCAGCAGCCTGGGACATAGCACCAGCAAAGTTCAGTATCATTCCTAACATTGGGGTACACATACTAAATCTCCATTGTAAACTTGTGAAAAGGCTCACCATGTATGCCATACGGCTCTGCCTCATCCATTTCAAAACCTAACCACTTGAGCCACTTAATTGACATCACATTACGCGCATCAACAAAGTTCTCTAAATACCTATAATCCTTGCGAATATCATCCAGCCAGGGCTTAGACCTTCTGAGGAATATGCGTTGCTTTTCTGTTATTAAATCGGTTCCTAACATCCAGGGAGAGCCTGATCCACTCAGTAGCGATATAGGACACACGCCCCACATACAGACAAGCTCATCGTTAACGAGTCCTGTCTTTGAGTAAGTAGACATAATGACTGATGTTTGAACCGCATTACGAATTCCCATATGTGTTGCAGCATTGACTTCCATTTTGTCGTGTTCACGCATGTTTCTGACCAGGACAGCAATATCACCCTCTTCAACATCTCTAATTTCAACTTTATCCGCCAACGCTCACCTCAGGTATAACGGCTAGTAATGTCATCGGTAATGGGTCATCTTGCCTAAAGAATATTGATCCCTCAGAACGCCAGGTAGACGGCATGGTGACCGATATATCTCCTGTTTTAAGAGAGGTTGCTGTGCCATATGGCTCATACGCTCTTTGTTTAAACTCTGTGAGGTGATCAGCGTCATATCCTATCTTGCCGCCTCTTGACTCTTCGACTCTGAGTGTTACCTCTGAAATGCTTTTTTTCTTTCCTTGCTGCGTGGGCTGACCCAGCTCCAGGTTCAGGGTTTGTATATCTGCCTGGATCGGTAGTCCAATGTGAATCTTAGTCGCTGGATGAGAGATAGTAATCGCTCCTGAGGCAACAGTCTTCTGAGCTTCAACATTACCATCAGCCAGGATAGCAACTGTCTTGCCTTCAAGGTGTCCTAGCCCTGAAATCTCATCGACTCCTTTGGCCCAGGATGATACTGCTACACTTCTAAAGGTTGAAGGTACATCCCTTCCCGCTTTGACTGATACGGCTGTGGCGCTGGTGTAAGCCTGAATGGTACATACGAGTGTCTCTGTGCCTACAGTCAATACGATAGTGTTGCCTACATCGCCTGAAACGAAAGTGCTGCCGCTTGCTGTTAAAGTTTGCGTTGATTGATGTGACCAAACATTAGCTCCTAAACCCGCTGTTAGTGTCATTGTTGTTGACCCTGTGTGTATACCATCGTATGACAGCCCTGAGTCCACAAAAAACGCATCAGCAACATCTGTAAATACTCTTGTATTTAGGCGTTCTATGTAACGCTTAGTTGCGCCATTAATGGTGCGCTTAACAACAAAATAAGTGGCATCCTCGTCACCCTCAGCAATGGTACAAACGCTCTCGAAAGTGCCGTCAGTATCGTGTCTTGACCAACCCCATACTTCATGCTCTCTCATGTAGGTTAGGGCCGCCAAAGTACCATCACTCAATACTACCCAAACGATAGAGTGTGGCGCTTGGGCGTAGGCCCATTCTCGTACTGTCTTGCCAGCAAACAAATGACTAGCTAAAACTGTTAAATCATTACCTGTATAGGAGTCAGACTCTAGCGCAAATGCCAGGTCTCTAATAATGGCTCCTTTGGCCTGTAGATGAATAATTGTATTACCAATGACAATAGGAGGCGCATCAGCTGTACCACGATAACCTTGTGGTTTAACCTGGATGGCTGACGGCGTGATGACACCATCGTTAGCAGTCAATAACCATTCACCACCTGAAGTCAGGATGATCATGTCGCTAAGTGGAACCAGGTGTCTTACCTCGTTGACCTGAGAGGCAGCAATCGTAAAGGTGACCGCGTCATCATCTCTGAGCGGCTCTGAGATATTAAAGTTATGGTAGTTGCCTGTTTGCGACATAAAAATTTTCTGAGGATCATTGTTTGTTTGTCCAAAGACTAGTCGCTGCTGGTAATAAGCTACTGTTGCTGGGTACTCATCCGTTGTATTGAATATGGTTCTCGCTGTTGCTGGCGTATCGTTTGCATCTGCCTCAATATTGTCATCTTTAAATGAAGTCGTTGTTGATCTTCCAATAAAGCCGTAAATACCACCACGCGATTTAAAGACATTGTAGCTGTCTGCTCCACTTACCGCTCCCCAGGAAATAGTATTAGTAATGGTTGAGCTTAGATTGTTATTAGTAATCGATGTCGCGCTTGAGGCTACAGACTCATCACCTGTCTCTGTCTTAACTGCTGTGACTACATACGAGTAAGATGTCCCTGGATTGCCGCCGTCATAGTTCTGCCTGGTTGAAGAAACACTACCAGGAGCTGCCATTGATGTGCCAAATGAAACAGAGGTTATTGACCAGGCTGTATGAGAAGTTCGCTTCACTTCTTTTACTGGATGCGATGGATGACAGATCGTCATGACATCAGCAGATTGGGTAAAGTTTAAATCAGCCAGCTCAGTATCTGAGTATGGCGTTGCTATGGATACTGGAGAACCACTCGATAAGACTTGGCCACCATCCTTGATCACTCTCATAGTCTGATGCCCAAACTCTAAGATATAGGTTTGCTCAGTATTAAATTCAAATGGAATAAGCCTGGTAGTCTTTGCTGAGTTAGCTGTCTCACAGATAAACTTTGTGCCTGGACGATTGGCTACGCCGCCATGCGCCTGGACAAAGAAGTTACGACAGGTCTTGAGTCCTGTTGCGTATTTAGCAAGATCAACTCTCGCATGTAGAGATGGTGCTAACTCACCGCCTGAGAATGATGGTTGTATCGTATGTACAGGCATTAACTCCGCCCTGTTATCCAGCTCGCATCTGTATTTCTATCTATGTGAGACTCGTTAGCATTAAATGTCTTAGCCTCACCTAGTACAGTCAAGTACATTTGGTAGGCTTGCTCCATCCTCTTCTCGTCCCTGGTGATTGGCATAGCTACTTCACTTGCCAGCTTCCACGCTAGAGCATTAATAAACATAGGCTCAAACACCAAAGTGTTGGTTGCCTGGTAGGTATAAATTAAGGTCGCTTGTTCTTGGTCAGTTAGTATTACTCTTGAGTCATAGGCATCACCTAGAGCGATTTCAAAAGGGATTGGGTCGTTACTGCCAGCAACAGTATTTGTTTGTAGTATTTCTCTTGCAAAGAGACAGTCATTCGGATAACTGTATCTGTAATTCCAGTTGCCAGGAGGCGTACCTACATCTGACAAAGCTATGTGACGAGTAGCAAATCCCCAGGGAAATGATCTCAGTAATGTGTCACGCGTATCTGCAAATAATAAATTACAATGAAAGGCCTCCTCTGAAGCCTCTGTTAAACTTGAAATGGTGGCACTTGCTCCGATATGGGATAGTGCTAAATTACATATATCGACTTCACTTGCCATTGTTCTTCCTTCAGTTAGTTAAAACCAAAGGGCAGTAGTAT